GTCAAGAGTTCGAATCTCTTCGGGTACACAACTATTAATAAACCAACATGTAACGTATTATGAAACCAGAACAATATAATAAATTGACTGAACTTATTGGCAAAGATAAAGCTGATGAAGTAAAAGAAAATCTAATCAAGCATAAAGAGGAAAAGAAACGTCAGAAACAAAAAGATGCTGCTGAATTAGAAGAAATGGTTGATAGGATGATACCTAAAAAAGACTTGATTGGTGGTGTATATTACAATGGTCATAGATGGAGAGGAAAACATGTTGCCATGTGGGATGCTGAAAAGGAAGCGTTTTTAACTATCAACTATACTATGGGTAATTTCTTCTTAGAAGAATTGCAGCATTACGAAGATGTTGCTGAAACAAGAATAGATGGTTTTATACCGTTTATTGAGATAGAAAAGTTTACTTTATAATGTTTTTTGATATTTATAACTAAAATAGATATCATGATTAAAAAACTATTAAGAGAAGGTATAATAAAAACAAATTTAACTGAAGACTCAATTAAATTATTTGAAACAGTTAAAGATTATTATACGTTTTCTGGTAATATACAAGAAAACATAGACGCATTAAATGAATTATCAGTTTATTTAAGAGAAGAAGAAGATTTTGACCCATATGGTCATGGAGATAAACCATCAGAACCAACGACAGATGAAAATGTGTGTTTATTAAAGTTTTCAAAATCTAACACAAAATTAGACTGGCCTTCATTATCATTACCAGCTGGTTTTACATGTCCAGCAGCAACAGCGTGTAAAAATTTTCCAGCTAAAATGGGTAAAAGATTTTCAGATGGTTCAGCTGTTAAAAAAGCTAGTGAAAAAACTAAATTTCAATGTTATGCTGCTAGAGAACAAGGTCAATATCCTTCATTAAATAAAAATGTTTTTAGTAACTTAAATTTATTGAAGGATGCTAATAAAACTGGTGGTGTTGATGGCATGGCTAACTTAATAATTGAATCATTAGAAAATGCTAATTTTACTTCTAAAATTTTTAGAATTCATGAAGGTGGTGATTTCTTTTCTAATTCTTATTTCCAAGCTTGGATTAAAGTTTGTCAAAAATTTCCAGAAATAACATTTTATACACATACAACATCATTAACTTTTTGGATTAATAATAAATCATCTGTACCTAATAATATGAATTTAATTGCTTCTATGGATGAAGAAAATTATAACACAATTGTAGATAATGGGTTAAGATATTCTAAAGTTGTGTTTAGTGAAGAAGAAGCAATTAATGAAAGATTACCTATTGATTATGATGATTCATTAGCTTGTTGTACTAACAAAAATTTTGCATTATTATTACATGGACAACAACCAGCTGGTTCAGAAGCGTCAAAAGCAGTTTCAAAAACTAAAAAACAAGGTATTCCAGATAAATTAAAAGGTTTACATAAAGCAAACAAATCAAAAAGAAAAGAATTAATGAGAAAATAAAAAAAGGAGCTATTAGCTCCTTTTTTGTTTTTAACCTTGTCCTACGCTTTTCTTTTTATAGTTCTTAGCGTTTTTAGATACTGAAGTTTTACATTTAGAATGAACTCCTGGTCTTTTCTTTTTACCTTTACTAATTTTAGTAGAAGATACTGTTTTAACTGCTTTTGCCATAATATTAAGTTTTACATATATAAATACTTGATAAACCCATTTTTTATTTGTATATTTAGTAAAAAATTATTATGAAGAATCTTATTACTATTGACGTAGACACAGAAAGAGAGCAACCAATACTGATTGGTAAAGGTGCTGAAATTCCATCACCAACAAATAAAGATGAAGCACGTGAAATGATTGTAAATGACATAAAATGTGTTTGTGAAACATTATGCATTTTAATTGACGTTGCTGACCAAAATAAATACGCATTAAAAAGCGAATTGATTACTGAATCAATCAAGCAATTAACAAAAATGCTTTAATATAACATTTAAAATAAAATAATATGAAATGATTGAAATTGATATTACTGACGACCAAAAACAAAGAGCAAAAGAACTATATGAGTTTAATGTTTTGAAAGGGTCAGTGACTGAAGGCAAAGGCAACGAAGTTGGTGCATTAGGTGAAGTGATTGTTTGGGACCAATTTAAAAAGATAACAAAATATGTTGGTTCATATGATTATGATATGATAATCAGAGGTAAAAAAGTCGATGTTAAAACAAAATTACAAAACTTTGAACCAAAACCATATCACAGAGCTAACATATTCGCTTACAACATAAGACAGAAATGTGATTACTATTGTTTTGTTGCTATTTTATCTGATTTATCAAAAGGTTGGATTATTGGGTGGAAAGAAAAAGATAAATTTTTCGAAGAAGCGATATTTAAGAAAAAGGGGGAAGTGGATAACGTTGGAACAAACGAAGGTTGGGTTTTCAAAGGTGACTGCTACTGTTTAAATAATGACCAATTAGATAATAAGGTGAAAGAAAGGTCAACTAGTATTAATTAATTAATTCGTGAAACAAGAAAATATGGAATTAGTAACAACCTATTTATGCAAGACCAGTGATGTCGGTGTACATTCAAATGTATTCGGTGGTAGGTTAATATCAATTATTGATGAAAGCAGTGCAGCGTATGTAGCACAAATATGTGATACCCCAAGAGTTGTAACAGTTAAAATTGATGACTTGATATTTGATAAACCAGTAAAGGTAAATAACATAATTAAATTATATGCAAAAGTTTTGAATTTTGGAAAAACTTCTATAACTTTGTATGTAGAATTAAGAAAACATGATGTTTATACTGGCGACCAAGAAATCGCAATAAAAACAAACATAAAGTTTGTTAGAATTAATGATGAAGGTAAACCAATTCCAATAACTGAAGAAGTTAAAAAAAGGTATTACGAAAGAATTGAGAAATATGGTAAAGGTCTTTTAAGCACTGAAGAAAAAGAAATTGCTATAAAAAATGAAACCAAAAATCTCAATTAGCTTTGGTGAACCAGTGGCTTTATGTAATCGTTGTGATGCTACCATGTGTTATGTTCACTGTAAATTCGAAAAATGTAAAGTTCTTGAAGTAAGAACAAATAATGGTGTTCCTTATATTAACACACCAATAGGTGACGAAGCACCATTATATTGTTTAAATTGTGAATTATTAACTAATTTAAAATTAAATTAATATGAATTATAACGAAAATAACATTAAGTTCCTAGCTGAATACATATTCAGTTATGTGATTAGATACCCAAATTAAGAATGGATTTTTATATGGAAATTTTGGCATATTTTGCCTCAGTAATAGTATTAATATCTTTTATTGTTAAAGACATAGTATTGTTAAGATTATTGAATGTGATAGGTTGCATTTTATTTATAACGTATTCACATTATCACGGCAGATACCCATTGGTTTTTTTAAACTTTATGGTTATCATAGTTAATTTAGTTTATATTTACAAACCAATAGTTTCATTATGGAAGGGACGTTTAAAAAAGAGATATTAGGTAACGAATTGTACCTATTTAACGCAAAAGGTGAATTAATCTTTAAGCGTTGGTTGAATCAAGGTTATTCAAAAGTTTTTACACCATTTGCTTATGGTAAGAATGATACGTATGTATCAATTACAGAACAAGATGGTAAAATAATACGCAAAGAGAAATGATTAGTATTATAGTTGCTGCGTCTACCAATATGGTTATTGGTAAAGATAATCAATTGCCATGGCATATCCCAGACGATTTAAAGAACTTTAAATCACTTACTGATGGAAAGCGTGTCTACATGGGTAGAAAGTGTTGGGAATCGCTTCCAGAGAAGTTTAGACCTCTACCTAATAGAGATAATATTATTATCACCAGAGATACCACATACAAAGCAGAAGGTGCCACAGTATTGAACGATATCGACCTTATAAAAAGAGGTTATGAATTATCATCAATTAATTTTGGTCTTACAGAACATTTTGTTATTGGTGGTGCAGAAATATATAAAGAATTATTTCCAATCGCTCAAAAATTATATCTTACAGAAGTGTTGGCTGAAGTTGAAGGTGACACTTACCTACAAGGTTTTAACCCAGATGAATGGGTGTTGATAAATGAAAGTGCCATTTATGAAGAAAATGGTTTCAAATATCGTTTCAAATATTTTCAAAGAAAACAATAAAAAAAATTTGTTTAATCAGTTTTTTGTTTGTACATTTGTCCTATAATTAAATTATGGCACAAGAACGTAAAAAAGCTGAACCAAAACCTATTGTTAAACTTGAACCTAAGAAAAGGGTTCAAACTGCTGTTGAGGAAAAACCTAAAAAAGAGGTTAAAGTTGAACCAATAGTTGAACCAATAGTTGAAGAACAAGCTGAGGCTAAAGTTAAACGAAGTGAAAACAAATATGTTAGACTATCGTTAGAGGCTAAGGCTGATGAAAAACTTCCTTTTTTAGAAAAGGTAAAAAGTGGTGAGTTAAAATATGCGTTCTATGCTATAGATGGTGATAAGGGTTATCACTATTATTTAGTAACTAAAAAACAAAAATAAAATGAGTTTAAAAGAAAGAATCAACACAGATTTCATGGCAGCTTTTAAAGCTAAAGAAATGGAAAAGAAAAACTTTTTAGGTGTTGTAAAGGGTGAAATACAAAATGAATCTGGTCGCTCTGGTAAAGACGATGATGAAACAGTTATGGGTATTTTAAAGAAAATTGAAAAGTCTTTGAAACAAACCAATACTGCTGAATCATTAGCAGAGTTAGAATACATCAAACCATACTTACCAAAGTTAATGGATGAAATTAGTATTCGTTCAATCATCAGAACATTTAAAAAAGATGGTATTGATGATGTTGGTAAAATGATGGGTGCGTTCAATAAAGTGTATAAAGGTCAAGCAGATAATGCAGTAGTATCTAAAATAGTTAAAGAAGTGTTAGCATGATTTGGTATATTTTATTTATATTAGTAGTACATTGGTTTGCGGATTTTATTTTACAGACCCATCACATGAGCACTAGAAAAAGTAGCAGTAACTACTATCTTACATTACACGTATCTGTATATACATTTGCAACAATTGTTTTATGGGCTTTTGTTTTTCCTTTTACATCTATTCATGTTACTAGTTTAGGTATTTGGACATCATTTGCTTCGATATTTGCTAGTCATTGGGTTACAGACTATTTTACGAGTAGATTAACTAGTAAATTATACAAAGAAGAAAAGTATCATGACTTTTTTGTTGTGATTGGATTAGACCAAGTGCTGCATTACACACAATTATTATTAACATTTAATTATTTATTACAATTATGAGATTAAAATTAGACCATCAACGTATTTGGTTTGCATCTGATTATCATTTTTGTCACGCAAATGTGATAAAATACGATGGAAGACCATATAAAAACGTTAATGAGATGAATGAAGCACTAATCGAAAACTGGAATCATTATATTGCAGAAGATGATGTTGTGTTTTATTTAGGAGATTTATCTTTTGACAAGGATGGTAAACAAACACAAGAGTTAGTCAATCAATTAAAAGGTAAAATTCATTACATATTGGGTAACCATGATAAAGAAAAGGACATTAGAAAGCTAAATCGTTTCGAAACGGTTAGTGATTATATCAATTTATCAGTAATGGATGAAGATAACCCTAGAAAATGGCAAGAAATTATGATGATGCACTACCCAATATTATCTTGGGACAAGGCACACCACGGTGCTTGGCATTTACATGGTCATTGTCATGGGTCATTAATGAAAGATACCAACTATGATTGGTATTATAATAAAAAAGTATTGGATGTTGGTTGCTGCATTACAGATTATCATCCAATACATTATACTGATGTGAAACAAATCATGTCACAAAAAGAAGTAGAAAAAGTAGGACACCACTAAAATTAAATTAAAATGGAAAGTAAAAAGAAAGTTAAAGAGGTTGAAATTTCATTAGATGAAATTATAAAAATGACGAAAAGACGTAATCCATTATTGGGGGAAATTGATATTAATTTACCACCTCGTGGGTTTAATATTTCTGATTTAGAATCTGATGATGATGAAGATGATGACGATGATGATAACACGTACACTAGTCTTTCATTAGAAAGTACATTTGTTGAAATGGCGTTGATAAATAGTTATCTATATGATTGTTTTAAACGAAAACAAAAAGATGTTACAGTTACATCATATGGTTCAACAGATTCTTTAGGTAGACTATATTTGAATGGAAGTTTTGATAATACTGCTTCTTTTTGGTATGAATGTAATATGCCAGATAATGATAATAAATTCTTTTTTCAAACAAAAAGTTTTGTTGATAATAGAAATGAAGTACAAGTGCAGCTTCACATTACAATTCAAAATGGAGTGTCAAACGACAAGTTACATGAAATCATTGAGAAAATTAAACATCTTTCGTTTAATAACTCAGAATACAAAGGTAAATGTATCAAAGTTAAGTTAAGGGATGGTAGATTTAAAGGTATTGAAATAATTGATATCGAAGAGTCATCAAATGAATTAATTTTGAATGATATTCAAATGAAATTTATTGAACATTTTATCTCACGTGTAAAGAGAGGTGGGAACGCTAGATACTTGTTAAATGGAGAACCAGGAACGGGTAAGACAGAATCTATACGTGAAATAGCTAGAAAATTGATACCTAATGTAACATTTGTTATTCCAGAATTTCTTTCAACAAATGATTTGACCATGATTATGGAAGGTTGTGAAATTTTTGATAACGCTGTAATCATTATGGATGACATCGATTTATTCTTAGGTTCACGTGATAATGGAAGTTACACATCATTGTTAGGCCAATTCTTATCATTCTTTGATGGTGTTAAGAAACGTAAAATTAGTTTATTAGCATCAACAAATGACAAAGGGTTGGTTGATAAAGCTGCCGAAAGACCAGGTCGTTTTAACTTTACATTAGATTATAGTTTCTTAGATGAAGACCAAATAATTAAAGTTTGTAACATTCATTTACCAGAACAATGGAGAGTTAAAGAAGTGTATGATGCACTTACTGAGAATATAAATGGTAAAAAACCAAACATCACTGGTGCATTTATTGCTAACTTATCTGATAATATTAAAGAAATGTCTGAAGATGATGAAAAATGGTCATTATCCGATACTGTTTCGTTAATCAAAGAATCTTATAAAGGATTCTACTCAAGCCAAGTTGAGAAAGAAAAATCAACCATGGGGTTTATTAGATAAAAAAGAATCCGAATAAGTTGCTTATTCGGATTTTCTTTTGTACATTTGTATTATAAAATTAAAATATGGAAGCAAAATCAAATATTAACCCATCCGATTATGAAATCGGTGTAGTGGTTGCTAGATTCCAAGTGCATAAATTGCATGAAGGACAAAGAAATTTACTTAACATGGTTTATAAAAACCACAAGAAAGTAATTATATTTTTAGGTGTTTCAGTAATATCTGGAACTAAGAATAATCCTTTAGACTTTGCATCACGCAAAGCAATGATACAAGAGGCTTATCCTAAAGCAGTTGTGTTACCACTTAAAGACAATCGCTCAGATGCTAAATGGTCACAAGTGCTTGATGCTGAAATCAAAACACCTTATGGTGATTTATCAGCGGTATTGTATGGTAGTCGTGACTCTTTTATTCCTTATTATAGTGGTAAAAATCCAGTAATTGAATACACAACAGATGTATTTTATTCTGGTACTGAAGTACGTAAAGAAGTGTCAAGAGAAATATTGGCATCAGAAGACTTTAGAGCTGGTGTAATCCACGCAACTTATGCTGCTAGACCAGTAACATATCCAACAGTAGATATCACCGTATACAACGACAAAGGACAAATCCTTATGGCTAAAAAACCAAACGAAGAGTTTTATCGTTTTATTGGTGGGTTTGTTGATAGAACTGATGAGTCTTGGGAACAAGCAGCTAAACGTGAGTTTAAAGAAGAAACTGGTGGAAACGCTGAAATTGACGATATTAGATATGTTTGTAGTGCTGCTATAAATGATTGGCGTTATGGTAAAACAGAGTCTGGTATTATGACAACACTTTTCATTGGTAAGTTCTTATGGGGACGTATTGAACCATCTGATGATATTGCATCATTGCATTGGATAAACCCATCTGACGTTTATAGTAGTGAAATCATGCCAGAACACCAAGAGTTATTTGAATCTTTGACACGTTTTTTACATAGAACTGAATTAATCAGTAAAAACACTGGTGAAGGTAAAATAAAAGAAGCAAAAGCTAAATACGGAGAAAGTATCGCATGAAATTAGCAGTAATTGGTAGCAGAGGTTTTAATGACTATGAGTTGGTTAAAGAAACTTTAAAACATCATACAATAACATTATTGGTTAGTGGTGGTGCGAAAGGTGCTGATTCATTGGGTGAAAGATATGCAAATGAAAATAACATTCAAACACTTATCTTTAAACCAGATTGGAAGAAACATGGACCAGCAGCTGGTCCACTTAGAAATACCGATATTGTTAACAATGCCGATACTATCATAGCATTTTGGGATGGTGAAAGTAAAGGAACCAAAGATAGTATCACAAAAGCTGAAAAATTAGGAAAAAATATAATGATAATAAAAACAAAATAGTATGCAATCAGAAACTAGAAGATTAAAAAGAAGTTTAGCACTTAAAGAAGTGATTAAAACTAGATTGGCAGAAGCAATTAAAAACAAAGATTGGTCTTCAATCGAAACATTAGAAGGTCTTATCACAAAAGTATTGGATAAACCTAACAACCTTGTACTTATGGGTGATGCGTATAAATACTCACACCATAAATTCTATGAGGATAACACAACAACAGTTTATTCATACATGGAATCACGTGGTGGTCGTTTCCAAGAAACTGTATGGTATGGTCTTGAAATGTTCATCAAAGAATATTTAGAAGGTGTTGCAATAACACAAGAAGAATTAGATGAAGCATATGAGTACTTAGGTACTAAACATGGTGTGTTTGGTCGTGATGATGTGTTTGACAAATCTAAATTCCAATACATTATCGATGTTCATGGTGGTAAGTTACCAGTACGTATTAAAGCAGTACCAGAAGGTACAGTTGTAGGTGTTAAAAACGTTCTTATGACTATTGAGAACACTGACCCTAATTGTTATTGGTTGACTAACTTTTTAGAAACAATCATGATGCAATTATGGTATCCAATTACGGTTGCAACATTGTCACGTGAAGTTAAGAAAATTGTTATCGAATACTACCAAAAAACATCTGCGTTACCACAACACATTATGGATACAGTTATTGAGTTCGTATTAAACGATTTCGGTTTTAGAGGTGTATCATCAGTACAATCAGCTGGTTACGGTGGTTCAGCACACTTAATTAATTTTATGGGTTCTGACACAACAGTTGCATCAAAACGTATCTGTGAATACTATAATACTGACACAATATTTGGTTTATCAGTTCCAGCAACTGAACACTCTATCATGACAATGAAAGGTGAAGAAGGTGAAGTTGAAATGATGAGAAGAACACTTGAGAAATACCCTACTGGAATTGTAGCGTGTGTATCTGACTCTTACCACATCTTACGTGCATGTTCTGAATATTGGGGAACTGAGTTACGTGATTTGATTTTATCAAGACCATCAGAACCTGGAAATCAACTGGTTATTCGTCCAGATAGTGGTCACGTTGTCAACACATTAAAAGAAGTGTTTGCTATATTGTTTGATAAATTTGGTTACACTGTGAATGATAAAGGGTTCAAATTGTTACCACCACAAGTTCGTGTAATTCAAGGTGATGGTGTAAACATCAATTCAATTCGTGAGATTTACGAAGAGTTATACAGATTAGGTATTTCTGCTGAGAACATCGTGTTTGGTATGGGTGGTAAATTGTTACAAGCTGATATTAATAGAGATACACAAAACTTTGCAACAAAAGCTTGTTTCGCAGTTGTAAATGGTGAGCAACGTGATTTGGTTAAATCACCAACAGAAGTAGATGAGAATGGTGAATTAAAACCATCATTCAAAAAATCTAAACAAGGTCGTTTGAAGTTGGTTAAACACTATACAAATGGTCAATACTACACTGTAACATCATTGGAAGATACGTATGTTGAATCACATGATGAATTGAGAACTATTTTTGAAGATGGTAAACTATTGATTGAAACACCTTTCGAAGATATTCGTTCTAGAGCAAGAATAATAACATTAAAACCAGTATTAGTATAATGACAACAGATAAATTTATATTCTTTTGGGGAGGGACATACAGTCAATGGTGTCCTTCCACATTTGAAATCGTAGGTGTAAAATATAATTGCTGCGAGCAATATATGATGGCACAAAAAGCATTATTATTCAATGACATAGAAAGTCACAAGATGATTATGTACGCAACTAGTCCACGTGACCAAAAAGCATTTGGACGTAGAGTAAAAGGGTTTGACAAAGACAAATGGGAAGCTGTTTGTAGAGAAATCGTTTACGATGCAAACTATGCCAAGTTCACTCAAAACCCAGCTATGATGGCTGAGTTATTAGCGACTGGTGATAGAGAAATTGTAGAAGCTAGTCCAGAAGATAAAATCTGGGGAATTGGGTTGCATGAAAACGATGCTAGAGTTCACGACAAGTCACAATGGCAAGGAACCAATTGGTTAGGTGAAGCTATCATGCAAGTAAGAGAAAAATTAAGAACTATTAAAATAGAAATGTAATGATTAGATACGTAGAAGGTGACTTAATTAAGTTAGCAAAAGAAGGGCATTTTGATGTGATTGCACATGGCTGCAATTGTTTTCTGGCTTTTGGTGCTGGTATCGCACCACAAATTAAGCATGCGTTCCCAGAAGCGTTTGAGGCTGACTGTGAAACGGTTGCTGGTGATGAATCAAAGATGGGTACTATTACCCATACTGTTTACAGTAAACCAACAGTTGTAAACATTTACTCACAATACGATACCAAAGGTAGACGTAGTGGTAACATGGATTTAGACTATGATGCTTTGCGTTCTGGTTTGAAAGCGATGAAAGTTAAATTTTCTGGTAAAACATTTGGTTTACCGATGATTGGTGCTGGATTAGCTGGTGGTGATTGGGATATCATTGAAAAAATCATTGAAGAAGAAATGATTGGTGAATATGTAACAATTGTTAGATATGTTCCATGAGAGTAATCTTTGTTGATAAACCATTACAAAATGAAAACACTGTTGAACTACATTTAATTGATGGAGAAGTAGTTCATTGGTGTGTGGTTAGTGAATGTTTGAAAGCAAATGAAACCTTTCAAGAATGGTTGGTTAGAAAGGAAGAAAGAATTAACACACATCCTAATTATAGTTCCGTTGAAGGTCTTTTAATCTATGACATGCAACCAATTGTGTCTATCCCTTACGAAGGGGTGACACATGGTGGTATGATTATTAGGTATGCTTTTTTAAAGAAAAAAGAAGAAAACATTTGATTTTTAATTTATTTTTAGTACATTTGTAACATGAAAATAGTTTTTGAAAATTTAGAAGAAGCGTTAAAAATACCATCTTCAGCATACACAATTAGAACTGAAACTCTTAAAGTTGAAGAGACTTTATTAGAGTGGATGAATAGAAAGAATGAAATGTTATTAAATGACCCTAGATATGCTAATGTTGAAGGGGTTATTTTATATGACGTTGAGTCGTATTTTGATTCACCATACAAAGATAAGGTACATAGTGGGTTAATCCTAAAATATAAGTATTTAAGAAAATGAAAGTAATATTTTTAGATATTGATGGAGTATTAGCAACAATATCTTGTTATGGTAAAGGTAAGAATAACAAGTGGGGTGCTTATATGTTTGACCAAAAAGCTGTTGTTTATCTTAATTTTATACTTAGTGAGACTGGTGCTGAAATCATTTTATCATCTGATTGGCGACATAATTATACGTTACATGAAATGCGTGAGATATTTTGTCATAATGGAGTATTAAAAGGGCCGATTGGGTTCACTCCATCCATTAAAACCTATACTGGTGATAACCTAGAAGGTGGTCGTGCTGACGAAATTAAAAAATGGTTACAAGATAATGCATGGAAGAACGATATCAATTGGGTCGCCATTGATGATTTAAATATGGATGAATGGTTATATCCAAACTTTGTTCATTGCCCGAATGAAAACGAAGGTATTAAACGTATGGGAATAAAAGATAAAGTAATTAATATATTAAATGGACAATTGGGATAAAAAATTCATCAAATTGTGTCAACACATTGCTGAATGGAGCAAGGATAAAAATAAAAAAGTTGGTGCTGTAATAGTTGATAATGACAATGTAGTTATATCAATGGGTTATAATGGAATACCAAGAGGTTGTGATGATACTGAAGAGTGTCGTTATGAAAGACCAACAAAATATTTGTTCACAGAGCATGCTGAACGAAATGCAATATACCATGCAGCAAGACATGGTGTATCATTGAAAGATTGTAAAATGTATGTAACTTTGTTCCCATGTGCTGATTGTGCAAGAGCAATGATTCAATCTGGAATAACAAAAATAATAGCACCAGAACCAAATTTAGACCACGAAGTATGGGGTGAACACTTCAAGGCTGCGATTCAAATGATGGAGGAAGCTAATATCGAAATAATTTTAATTTAATGGAAACAGTTAAAGTAGGCTTGGCCAATGTTGGTGAAAAATTAATGCCAGTTGATATTGTCATCAAATGGATGCCAACTGATATTGTATATGCTGGTGATACAGTGTTTTTTAAAAATGAAAAGTCCTATTATTCAATGAATTATATGGACTTTATGAGAATATTTAATTTATAAAATATGAGTATAGTAAGGTCAATAAAAATTAATCATTATGAACACATGGTTAATAGAAATTGGGATAAAACATATTGGGCGTTTGACATCCATGGTACAATCCTAAAACCAAATTACGAGTATGGAAACATACCTAAAGAGTTTTACCCATTTGCTAAAGAAACACTTCAGATGATTAGCAAAATGGAAGATGTTGTAATGATTCTTTACACATGTTCACATCCACACGAGATTGAACAATACCTTGAGTATTTTAAAGATAATGACATTCATTTTGATTATGTCAATGAAAATCCAGAAATACCTACCAACCTAGAAGGTTATGGTAACTACGATAAAAAACCTTACATGAATGTATTATTTGAAGACAAAGCTGGATTCGATGGTGACAGTGATTGGGATAGTGTTTTATGGTTATTAACTGCAAAAAATGGCAAGGATATCTGATATACAAAAATACAATAAAACTAGAAAAGACTTACTTGATAAAGAAGTTGATTTTGAAACTTTAAAGTTTGAAAATAAAAAAGGTAACGTAATGGTTGTAAAACCACAAGAGGTCAGAGATGTTTTACATGATTTTATTGATTGTGAATTTAGTTCTTTAAGCAATAGTATGAAAACTCAAATAAAAGAAAGATTAGAGTTCAAAATTAAACAAGTTGAAAGAACTTTAATTGAACATTTAGATGATAAAATAAATAAAATTGCAGAATCAATATTAGAAAAAACTATTGATAGAATAGCAGAAGAAGAAATAAATAGAAGGGTTTTAGAAAAAATTAAAAAATGTTTATGAAAAGAAGAAGAAGAATTGGTTTAATTATTTTTGCAATTGTAATTGCAATATTTTTGTTAAGTAGTTGTGCCGACACATCACATGTTAAACAATGTTTACCACCAACAGAACACACTTATGGTTTCTGGGGTGGTACATGGCATGGTATGATAACAGTTCCATCATTTATTGGTAGTCTTATTTGGGACGATGTTGCTGTATACGCAGTAAATAATAATGGTGGATGGTATGATTTTGGATTTGTAGGTGGATTATTTTTCATGCTAAAATTAGTTGGGATTGGTAATAAAAAGGTTAAAAAAAAATGAAAAAGAAAGTAGTAGTATTTAGTGGTGCTGGATTAGATAGAGAATCTGGTATCTTAACGTTTCGTGACTCTAAAGATGGGTTATGGAACAATTATAAAGTTGATGAAGTTGCGACAAAAGAAGGGTGGTCTAAAAACCGTGAGAAAGTTTTGGCGTTTTACAACGAAAGACGTAGAGAATTACCTAGTGTTGAACCAAACGATGCTCACAGAGCATTGGTGCGTTTAGAAGAAGGATATAGGGTATTAAACGTGACGCAAAACGTAACTGATTTGTTAGAACGTGCTGGTGCAAGTGATATTATTCATTTACATGGTGAGTTAACCAAAGCAAGAGGTTGCTTCCATAAATCAGAAGGTTTTGACACTAATTACATTGTTAAAGAAATTGGTTATAACGACATTAACATCGGTGATAAATGTGAACATACTGATTCGCAATTAAGACCACATGTTTGTTGGTTTGGTGAATGGCCTTATGACACAGATAGAGCTTATGATGAAGTTCCATTTGCAGACATCCTTATCATTGTCGGTACAAGTTTAGAGATAACTTATACGTTATCAATGTTAGGTCAATTAAGACATAAAGTTTTAAGTGGTGAATGTGAAGTTTATTATGTTGACCCAAATCCATCAACTCACATGGAAGCTTATGGGATTAAACCTAATTACATTAGAAAAGTTGCTAGTGAAGGGTTAAATGAATTAGTTGAAGAATTATTAAAAAGAGAAGAAAATCAAAAAAATATTGCTAATTAATAATTTATTTAGTATATTTGAATTAATAAAATAAAAATAGATATGGAATATTACACGTTTGAAGGAGTTATCAAAGAGGTTTTTGATACTCAAGAATTTAAAAACAATTTCAAGAAAAGAGAAGTTGTATTAGAAACAGAAGAGGATTATCCTCAATTAATAAAATTTGAGTTTACCGATGAAAATGGTATTAACAAATTAGATGACCATGCTGCTGGTGAAAAAGTTAAGATTGCTTTCTTACTAAAAGGTAGTGAATGGCAAGGTAAATATTTTACTAATTTAAGAGGTGTTGCAATTGCTTCATCAGAAGAACCAACTTCTACTGATAAACCTAAAAAAGACACTAAGAAAGATGTTTTGTCTTCAATGACAAAAGTTAACAATAACGAAGAAGATGAATTACCATTCTAATTATGAGTGTAGTTAAATTTGAATTGAAAGAAGAACACATAAAGTTGTTAAAATATTTACGTTGGAGTAAATCAAAAGAACTTATTGTTAATATTTCTGATGATGAAGATTCTGTTCCATTTGGTTTTGATACTATCTATGAAGCAATAGATACAATATTAAACGGTAAACCAGAAGGGTTTGACCCATTTGAAGCAGATGATGTTATTAAATATAGTGATGAACAAAAAGCTGAATGGGATAAATTATATGATGAGTTACCAACAGCCTTAGATGTCATATTACATAATCAATCATTTGATTTGGGGCATTATAAGACCAAATATCATGACAGAAACTGGAAAAAGATGAATTAATTTTCATCTTTTTTTGTTTATATGAAATATTATTCATACATTTGTAGAAACTAAAAAATAAATAAATATGAAAAATGTAAAAAGTTACTGTATCATAAAGAAAGTGGTACAATCAAATGGGAAAACATTAAACGTGCTAATGTTAGATATTAACACTGAAGTATTGGAATTCGATAATTTACAAGATGCTGAAAAATTTGCTGCATTGATGACACAAAACTCTGACTCTGGTTGGGAATACATTGTAAAAGAAATATAATATGAATCAATCATTATTATTTACCTTAGATGGTAAAACAGAATTAGCTGAAGCCATTATTCAATCTGCTAATTTATTTAGCACTGAAAACGAAATTAGTTTAGGCTATTTAAATAAACAAAAATTCTCAGATGGTGAGTTATGTGTTGATTTTACGGACTCAGTTAGAGGTAAATCAGTATTTTTATTATCTAGCCCTATAACATCAGATGCAATCATTAATTTAGCGTTGGCTATTGATGCAGCAAAACGTGGTGGAGCTAAAGAAATTATACCTATCTTACCATACTTTCCGTATGCTAGACAAGATAAGAAAGACCAAAGTAGAGGACCAATTGGTGCTAAAGTAATGGCAGAAATTATAGAACAACGTGGTGCAACATCTGTAATCACATTTGATTTACACGCTGACCAAATACAAGGGTTTTTTAATATCCCAGTTACTCATATCGAAGGTAAACATGTATTTGATAGTGAAATATCTGAAATGACTAAACATTTAGATGGTGAAATTGTATTGTGTGGACCAGATGCTGGTTCTGGTAAACGTGTAAAACGTATGCGTGACCAAATCAACAAAAGATATGGTGTCAATCTAAATATTGTCATGATTGATAAAACTAGAAAACAAGCTAACATAATTGATGAAATGATTATCATTGGTGATGTTAAAGGTAAACATGTTATTATCTTAGATGATATGGTTGACACTGCTGGAACATTGTGTAAAGCTGCTGAAGTCTTAAAAGCTGCTGGTGCTGAATCAGTAAGAGCAATTATTGCTCATGGTGTATTGTCTGGACCAGCAATGGAGCGAATTGGTGATAGTCAATTAGCTGAATTGATAATCAGTGATTCATTGCCAATGAAAGATGCTAAAGAGTTATGTAATAAAGAATTTGACGAAACTAAATGTCATCACATAATCAAAGGTTGTGATAAAACAATCGTTGTTAGTGTATCAACACAAATTGGCTTATCTGTTTCAGCAGCAATAAATAATTTAAGTTATGAAGCCTTAAAATCAATTAAAACAGTATATTAATGAGTAAAAATAATTTTGACAACACAACGCTATTACAAATAGCATTGGTTGGTGGTATTGTAACCCTAGCAGCATTGGGTGTGAATGGTTGGGGTTGGTTAGTTTTCGCACTAGTATTAACATTATAAAAAATAAAAATATGTCACATTTCGCAGTATTAGTTATCGGTGATAACGTTGAAGAACAATTGGCTAAATACGATGAAAGCATTGAAATGCCAAGGTATGTTAAACATACAAAAGAAGAATTGATTGTTGAAGAAAAAAAATCAATTGAAGAGTATAAGAATGGTACTTATGCTCAATATTTAGCAGACCCAGTTAAGTATGCTGAGAATGTTAATAATGAAAACCATTTGAAGTATGTATCAGAAGAGTTTCCTAAGAAATTGGAAATGAATGATGAGGAAATTTACCAACAAGCTATCAAATACTATGAAGAAGAATATTTAGGTCCAGATGGTGAAGTATATTCAACATATAACCCAGATTCTAAATGGGATTGGTATGAAGTAGGTGGTCGTTATGCTGGTCGTATTGCAGTGAAAGATGGTGTTGAAATTGATGAACCTAATTTCTCATGGGGTTGGCAAGAAGAAGATAAAGAAAAAGTAATTGCTGAAGGTTATAAAACTGATTCAGCATATATTAAAGATGTTGATTTCTCTAAAATGCACAGAACTGAAGAAGATTACAATGAAGCTTTGCGTTATTGGGAACTAATTGTTGAAGGTGCTAAACCTAAAAACGAAGATGAAACAAACCAAGTTAAATGGAATTGGTATAAACCAGAGTATTACACTGAAAGATACAAAGATAAAGAAACGTATGCTAAATGTAATTCTTCATTCTCTATGTGGGCTGTTGTGAAAGATGGTGTGTGGTATGAGAAAGGTCAAATGGGTTGGTGGGCTATGTCCAATGAAACGCATGATGAAGCTTTGGATTGGGAAATGAATTTCTATGATAGATTCATCAAAGATTTACCAGAAGATACATTAATCACAGTTGTTGATTGTCACATTTAAAAAAAACATTATGAGTGAAGAAAAAGAATATAAAGACGAAACATTCGTTTTGAGTGCTGCACAACACAAAAAGTACGATGAATGGAGAAAAGAAAAAAAAGAAAAGGATGGGGAAGTCTATGTAGGTGCCATTGGTGGTGCCTACTCCTTTTGCTTCACCCCAACTGGATTGGGTACTATGGTAGTTGTTAAGTGTGCTGATGGTACACAATTAGATTTAACTGAATACGAATATTGGTGATTATGAATGATAATGAATTATTTTGTGCTTGTGTAAAAGGTAATACACAAGCACAAGGTTTATTATATGAAAAATATAATAAACATCTATTTAACATTTGTTTAAGATACCTAGGTAATGAATATGACGCTGATGATTGTCTTCAAGATGGGTTTTTACATATTTTAAACAAGTTAACTAAAATGGATGCCACAACTAATATTAAATTAAATGGTTGGTTAAGTGTGGTAATGAAAAACTATACATTAGATGTATTAAGAAAGAAAAAGAATGAAATGTCATTTGAATCGGTTGAATATTTTACAACTGAAGTAGTTGATGAAGAGGAGTTTATGGTTTCTATTTCGCAAAATACATTATTAGAATTAATAAATAATTTATCACCACAATTTAAGAAAGTGTTTGAAATGTATGCTATTGATGAATTACCACATAAAGATATTGCAAAAGAATTAGGTATTAGTGAGAGTACATCTAAGACTAATTACCATAGAGCAAGAAAAAAATTAAAAAAAGCTTTATTTCATTTGGATATTATAAATTAAATTAGTATTTTAGGGTAAAATATTTAATTATGAAATTTAAAGAATTAACGGATGAAGTAATCGAAAAAGCAAGACAAATCTACACTGATAAAAGTATCAGTTGGGACAATAGAATGTCACTGTTAACAAATTTACTTGGTCGTTCAGAAAGAACTGTTCGCAAATGGTGTTCAGAGAAACTAGGGTTTAAAGAAAAAGCTGAAGTAGAACCAGAACAATACACCCAAGCAAAAAGCAAAGTGTTTGATAAAGAAAAGAAAAGATTTATCATTACATGGGCTCAAAACAACACTCCAATACATACTAAGTTTCTTAAAAACATTGAGAAATATGCTGAATTTATTGAAGCTGACATTCATGTTATTGCTGGAAGATACAAAAACCCTACTAGTGTATGGTCTGCTGAACAAGAAAATGAAGAGTTTTGGGATGATAGAGTTGTAAAATACTTAGATGCTAACAGACATGATATACACAAATATTTGTCTATATTATCTGATATTAAAATACCACCTACAGCGGTTAACCCTATGACTGGTATGCAAGCATTAAGTGGTGTCAATTCATGCGTTTTTGGTAGCCCTAAAGTGCAAATGGAGATGATTCCAGTGTTAGATGGCAACGCACCTAAAATGATGTTAACAACTGGTTCTGTAACGATGCAAAACTATACTGATTCAAAGTCTGGTAAAGTTGGTGAGTTTCACCACACATTTGGTTTTGTTGTTGTTGAAATCAAAGATGATGAAATATTCTTTGTTAGACAAGTAACTGCTGATGATAAGAATGGTAACTTTTCAGACTTATATTATAGAGTTGAAAATGGATTAATAAAACCTATTAAAACAATGGAAGCCATCATATTAGGTGATTTACATTGTGGTCATCATGACATAGATGTGTTGAACACAACAATTAATATGATGTATAAAATATTACCTAAACACGTAATATTACATGACGTATTTGATGGAGATTCTATTAGTCATCACCAAATGAAAGACCCATTTGTTCAATATGGTAAAGAAGTACAAGGTACTAATGATTTAGGTAAGGAAATCGATGATATGATGGTTATATTAGATAACTTTAAAGAGTTTGAAAATGTAGTTATTGTTCGTTCAAACCATGATGACTTTGTTGACCGATGGTTAAAGAATGAAGATTGGAAAAAACAACCTACATTTAAAAACGCACCATTGTATATGGACTTGAGTGCTAGACTTTTAAGACAATATGCAACTGGTGATGAAGTGATTGGTGTTATTCCAGAATTAATCAAAGAAAGATTCCCTAAGTTTAAAACATTGGGTAGAAGTGCTTCTTATAGAGTTAAAGATTGGGAGTTGGGACAGCATGGTGATATTGGTTCTAACGGAAGTAGAGGTTCTTTGTTACAGTTTAGAAAATTGAACACAAAGATTGTGGTTGGACATTACCATTCTCCAGGTCGTAAAGATGGTGCATTAGCAGTAGGAACTACGACAAGACTTAGAGTTGGGTACAATAATGGACCTAGTACATGGTTACAAAGTCACGTTATTATACACAATGATGGTAGAGCACAACATATTAATTTTATTAATGGTGAATTTACAACATTTGGGTAATGAAAAAGAAATTTAAGAAGTATACAGAACTTACTAACATTAGAAAAAAAGAGTTAAATAAGTTGTTTAAATCTAAAATTGAATTATATGAATGGCAGCATCCAATTAGATGGTGCCATAAGTATAGTGTTTCAAAAGAAGAGTGTAAGTTATGGTTGGCAGAATTAATTGCCAACCATGCTAAAACTCCAAAGAACACATTAGATTACGTACAATACTGTTTAGGTGCTTGGGGTAAACATTTTGAAATGACTACAGAACAATTTAATTTGTTAAGTGAATGTGTAAACAACAATGATAACGCTAATCAAATAGCTTTCAATGTTTTAAACACTGTTAAGTTTGACCAAATAGAATTAATTAGTGTTGATGAACATTATTTTTTGGGAAAATGATTTTTTATTACTACATTTGTAATGTTAATTTAAAGATAAAATAAAATGAAAGCTGAAAAATTTGAAGCGTTTAAAGAAGTTTTTGCTGAAATAGCCAAAAACGAGTTCAGAGCATGTAAATCATTTATTGAGAATTTAGATAGTTGTGAAGACACTAGTGATGTTATACAGCTTATGTATAGATATGCTGATGATATTGGTGAAAAATTAGATTTTTACTCTGATGATGTAACTGATTTAGAAGTGCAAGTATCAGTTTTAGAAGATGAAATTGAAGAATTAACTTATAAATTGGAAGAGGCTAAAGAACCATTGGGTGATACGTTGCATGATGATATGAAGTTTGAGTTGTTTTTAAAGTATTCCCATAAGTATACACCATGGGAATTAGAAGAAATATTAAGTAAATAATATGATAATAGCAATTGATTTTGATGGAACGTGTGTTACACACGAATACCCTAAAGTAGGGCAAGATATTGGTGCGGCACCAGTATTGAAAAAGTTAGCAGATAAAGGACATAAACTTATGTTATGGACTATGCGTGGAACAAAACCACACACTGATGGTACTGATACGTTGGGTGACGCTGTTAAATGGTTTGCGGATAACGAAATCCCGTTATGGGGTGTGAATGAAAACCCAGTTCAACAAGCATCTGGGTGGAGTAATAGTCATAAACAACATGCTGAATTGTATATTGACGATGCAGCATTGGGTTGTCCTCTTATATTAAACATTGAAAAATCACCAAGGCCATTTGTTAATTGGATAGTAGTAGAAGCTTATTTAGAAAATATAGGGGTAATATGAGAGTAGATGCAGCTGGTTTATTTTTGATAAATAAATCAAACAAATTATTGATATGTCATCCTACAAAACACAAACCTAATGTTTGGAGTATACCAAAAGGTAAAGTAGAAGCGTTAGAAAGTTTTGTTGATGCATGTGTTAGAGAAACATATGAAGAAACCAACATAGAATTATCTGATTATAAAAGAAAAATGATAATGTTGGATTCGGTTAACTATTCTCACAGAAAGAAAACATTGATTCCTTTTGTGTTGTTTGAAAATGATTGTGAAGGATTAGATACATCTCTTATTACTCTTCAATGTAATTCAAATGTTCCAGAAGAAAGAGGTGGTTTTCCAGAAATGGATGATTACAAGTGGGTCACAATAGATGAAGCTAGAGGTCTAATACATGAAACACAAGTTGCATGTTTAGATAAGGTTAAACAATTATTTTCAAGATGATGTCGTTAGATTTACATGGAGTAAAGCATCATGATGTTCCTAGAAAAATTGATGAATTTATTTGGGACATTATGCAAAAGAAGAAAACACAGTGTGTTATTATCACTGGTAAATCAAACACAATGAAAGATATTGTAAAATCTTGCGTGAAAGATTACGATGCTAAGTGTTTTGAGTTATTTGATGGTGGTAGTTTAGTGGTAGATTTATTTTAACATAAATTTGCAAAATAGAAAAAAAGTTAGTATATTTGTATTATAATTTAAAAATAGATAAATGAGTGATGTGAAAAAAGTGTGGAATGAAGATGATAGTAGATTATATCTTTCTTTCCCATCAAAAGAGTTTGACCTATTAGATGCTGGTGCAGTTTACAGTATTGGTGTTGATGAAATGGGTCGTTTCTTCTTAACGAAGAAAAGTGATGGTTATAAGTTTGATTACAAACTTTATGGTTTGGAAACAGATTTTGTTAACCGAGTTATTAAAACATACAGTAAAACACAAGGTAACTTGGGTATTTTATTGAATGGTATCAAAGGTACTGGTAAAACAGTGAGTTCTAAATTGATTGCAACAAAAATCAATTTACCAATTATCGTAGTTGATAGGAAAATGGATGGTGTTCATACTTTCTTAAACACTATCACACAAGACATCACAGTTTTTATTGATGAGTATGAAAAGATTTATGGTGAATCTTCTCAAATGTTAACCATTATGGATGGTGCGTTAAACTCAACATACAGACGTTTGTTTTTGTTAACTACTAACGAGTTATATGTTGATAAAAATATCATTGAACGTCCAAGTCGTGTACGTTATTTGAAAGTGTTTGGTAATCTTAAACCAGATGTAGTTGAAGAAGTTGTTGATGATATTTTAGAATACACGCAGTTCAAAAAAGAATGTATTTCATTTATTTCTAGTCTTGAAACAATTACAATTGATATTGTAAAAGCAGTATTGAATGAAGTAAACATCCATGAAGAAGCTCCGTCTGCATTTGAAAACGTATTCAACGTTAAGAAAATCAAAGGTAACTACAATGTTAACCTTGTTGAGGATGGAAGTTTAAGCAAATTGGCTAAAAACGTTAGAGTTTATCCAAAACCAACTTATACTGATACTTCAATCGGTTACCACTTTGAAATTGATGGTCAATCAATCGGTATGATTACTAGAATCATTAACTGGACAACTATCGAAGTGTCACCATACACTGATAGAAAAGGTAAACAAGTAGGTTTTGATGAACCAATTATCTTAAAAATTGAAGATGCTGATACTGTTAACTACACATACAGCTATGGTTCATTTGATGAGTTTGGTGTTCCAACAAATTCAGCAGCTGTTTCTACGACAAAAGAAGTTTCACCAATTGCTAATAGAATTTTAAAAGCAATTGAAAAATCTGATGAAGAAGA